TTTCGGTTTCGGTATTCGTTCCATCTCTCCTTCTTTCTTTGTTTGTTTATGTTGAACTGATCTTTACCTAAGGGTGTAACAAGGTTGTTTGCGAATCGTTAAAGCCTTCAAGCATCGTGATATCGCTGAGTTTAATATCGGTTTCATCTAACCGATCTTTCACCTCGTTCCAATGTTCAATCGTCAAAGTAGTTTCGGTCAAGCCAATAACCTGTCCGTCATACTGTGCGCCGTTCTTTGTCGTGACTAAAAAGAAGTCACCGATTTCAATATTCATTACACCTCCTTCTGAACTGTTGGCAATATCCAATCTATCTTTGACTCGGCTTGATCTTGAATAATGTAATCAACTGAATAACCCCAAGTAGAAACTTTCGCAAACGATATCTCGCAACCCCAACGCTTTTGCCATACATCTCGTAGACAATGATAGAACTCTCGTGAGTGAACATCTCTGGTCTTATCTGATCGGCGTGTTGGTGGTACAGCGCAGTGACAAAGTTCGTGCGCTAAAACTTCCCACACTCGTTTGCTTCGCTGCACTGATTGATCACGATCAACATTAACTTGAATATGATTCCACCCTGATCTGGCGTGTCCATATTGACTGCCCCAATTTTTACCACGAGCAATATGAATCTGCGGAAGGCGTTTGCCTTTATGGTATGGCTGCATTAACTTCCAGATTCGCTCAGCCTCATTTGTAATCATCTGCTTTCGCAAGCGATCAATGCGAGCCTGCTGCTTTGATGGAAGTTGCTTCTCTCGTTCTCGCTGTCGCTTTTCTTTGACCTTCTGCGATACGAACGCTGCTCGTTGTTCTCGCTTCTTCTCTAACGCTGGTGCTGTGCGCTCAACAAGTGTGCCTCGCTTCGCTGAACACGGCAGACAATATCTACGCACATCATTCCTTCTTGGTCTTGACGGTGCGAGCAACCCGTCATCGCATATCTCGCACTTCCATCTAACTTGCTTTGTCATAAGTCCTCCTCTTGAACTTTGATCTATTGGTTCTCTAACTGCTTTCTTACACTCGCTGCTGCTCGTTCAAAGAGCAATCCAAGATTGCCGAAGTCATCTCGGAAGTCTGGGTCTGCGAAGAAGTCGGCATCGCTCAAGAACTCTTTGATTGCTGCTTCGTTCATCTCAACTGTCGTAACTGTCTTGGTACGCTTGATGATTGTAAAGACAAGGTTTGCATCTTCGGTGTTCACCAGCATTGTGTCTGTGCTTCCGTCAGCACCATACAATCTGCTTTGATGATCGTGTAGTGCTTTCGTTGATATCTTCAGTTTCATCTAGTCCTCCTCTTGAACTATCGGGCTGTTGCCCGATAGAGCCAGTTTAGCAGATCGGTGAGCGAGTCAAATCGCAATCATCGCAAAATGGGCAGTAAACCCCTATAAAACTAGGGCTTTAAAAGATTTCTAAAGATTTATTTGGCGGAATTACACGGGGAACAGAACCAGCCCCGAAAGGCTGGTCTGCTCAACCCGTATGCGCAGGTGGAGAAGGAGAACACCTCGCACAACTTTTTACTGTAACAAATCCGAAAACAAAGTTCGCATCTCACGAACCATACCAACAGGAATAGCCAAGATGTGATCGCCTTCGTCACCGAGAACAGACTGCGCCAAAACAATATGGTCAGCAATCGCATTCGGCACAAGCCAACCAACAGATTCAACTATCGCAGGCTCATCAACAATATCGTCAAGCGCAACCCAAGACGGTGCGACAGCGTGAGCATCGTGCCACTTCACATACACAACCGAAGCCATCACCAGCCTTCTTTCTTGCGATCTAAACAAAACACTGGTGCTTGAATCGTGATGTTTCTTTCAGGTGTAACAATCGCTAATGCTTGTTGTGGTTGTTCGTGACCAAAACCCATCAACATTGCATATTCGTCAAAACCTTTCAGGCTGCCGTTCACAATCATTGAAGGCGTAGAAATATATTGATGCCAGTGACCAAGCCAAAGTGTTTGAAACGATTTGCCCGTTGCTAAATATCGTGCTTGCTTCCTTGCTCGCATTCGCATAATCGGTGGATAGATACCGCCAATGCCACCGCCACCAGAAACTTGATCGCCGTGAGTAATCAAATGACCGTGTTCATAAATCTTGATTAATGCATCAGCCGATTCAGGAATATCAAACGAGACCCGTTTATCTGTTCTGAAGTGTCGTTCAACCATTTTCGCTAACAGATAATCAAAGTTTGTTTTCACTCGTTGCTTCATACGAGGTTTGCGAGTCATTCGCCCGTGATTACCAACAACGCTAACCACATAACATTTCTTAAACTCATCAGTCAATAGTTGTATCGCAGCAGCAACCTGTTCCGACCAAAACAGCAACGAACCGATCATTGTGTCCTCGTTAGTCAAAGCAAGTTCTTCGTGAATGTCGCCAGTGAAAATGTCGCCACCAAGAATCACAACAACACCGTCATAAGAAACACCCGACAGATAATGTCTAGAAAGTTTCACAACATTCTGCGCCCACTTCTCTAAACGCATCACAGCGATCTCACGACTGTAACAATTCAAACCTTCCATCTCCTGCAAGTTCACCACTTCGTCAAAGTGTGTGTCGCTTAACATCACAACCAATGTTGCTGCCGAGCGTTTAGGTTTCGCTGGTGCAAGCCAAGACGGAGGCGAAATGCTCACACCTTCGGCGTGTTCAACAATCGCTAAACATTTCTCAACCTGTTCCAGTTGTTCTGTTAGTCGTGCGTTCTGATTGGCGTAACTGTCTCGCTGTCTACGCAAACGAATTAAGTCAGTATCGGCAGCAGCCTCGTTGTTGATTTCGTCTTTAAGACTCATAAAGCCCTCTGTAGCGTTGCACTGCGCCTCGTGTCACTTCAAAGCCTTTGTTGTGTAGCACCCGTGAAATAACTGATGGTGAAATGCTGTGATCGTTTATTGCTTCAAGCAGATCGGCTCTGTCTTGTTTGTTTAACTGTTCTAGAATTAAGTCAATTTTGCGTGGCGGTTTGCCTGTGCGAATTGATGTGTTCTTAATTTCTTCTAGTAACTTTCCCATTTGTTCCTTCTTCGTGGTCTGTTAAATGTTTATCTAACTTGTCATCTACCCTGTTCACCGTCTTGAAAATCATTCGCAACTGCTGTTGAACAATGGCGTGATCTTGACGATTTTCTGTTGCTGCTTCTCTAACTTCTTTCTTAAACAACTGCATCAACCCAACGACAATAACGCCGATTGTGCTAATGAGCGCAACAACAATGGTAGCGAAAGCGTCAGACATTATGCGACAGGCTTCGTTGCTTGGGCGAATGCTTCACGCATTGCATCAGGGTTATCAGCCATCGCAGGCGAGATCTCAAAATGCACCCAGTCACCCATCGGTGCGCCGTGAATCTCAGGTTTCGTATAGATATTCCACGAGGCACGATCACATCGCCAACCTCTGCCGTGTGGCATCGGGAAATAATCAAGAATGCACTCAAGTCCGAAAGCGTCAGCGTTTTTGATAACAAAATCTATTGCTTCCATCGCTTGCTTTCTTCCACCTTCAGGAATGCCACGCTTCTCTTTAGCCATATATCTGAAAGATAAATCAACTGCACGACCTGTTGCGTGAACAGACAATGTTCCAGTCTTGCCTCGCATAGAACGATTCACATATGACCCGTTATCCCAAAGCGCAGGATAAAGTTTTGTTAATTGGTTGATGAAAACTCTTAGACCTTTTCGTTCGCCTGCTGCGAGTCCGTCTTTGTTTCCCGTGTATGGGCGTTTCATTTCGCTGATCGTTTCTTAACAATCTTTTTGCCGTTGCCACCAAACGCATCAGAGATTTCTTGTGCAGTTAAGTTGCCATCAACAGATGCTTTAGCAAGGCGTTCCGCAACTTGTGCGACAGCCGTAAAGCCTGCAAGTGCTGCTGCTTTCCAAACGGGGATACCCCCAACGATTGCGCTGCCAGTAACTATTGCTAGTGCGTTCGCCATAAAAAGCGAAAGAAGTCTTTGAGCAATATCTTGTGCCTTTTTCATAGATCATTCCTTTGAACCGAGTGTCAGAACCGAGTGTATAACAATGCCAACACCCGTGAGCAGTAATGCTTGACGAAATGTTGTTCCAGACAGCGTAATCAGAACAAGCCCTGTGCCAACCCAAGTCCAAGTGTTATCCACAAAATAGTCTTTAATCTTTTTCATTGTTTAATCCTTGTAGTCGGCATTGGAAGCATAGTCAAAAGACCACCAATAGCGACAAGACTTCTGCGTTGTGAAACAGGGATATTAGAACCAGTCGGCACATAACTCTCAAACTGTGAACCAAAAATGTTGATGATTTTCTCAAACGCCTTTTTGATCTTTGTTGGTGCTTCACTCAACACTTCACTCATCTGCTCAGCCTGCGCTGCCGTCAATTCCTCAGGCACAATAGTTTCAAAGATCGCCTCAGCCTGTTCCTCTGTTATCGCTTCAAGCACTACAGGCGATACCACAAGTTCAACCGCTTGTGCTTGCGTAATGTTTGTTGCCAAGATCGCCTCAACAATCGCCACCACTTTCTCAGGTTCGGCATCAGCGATCTCGTCAAGTATCTGTTCAAACACTTCTTCGCTGATTTCGCCTGTTTCAGTGGTTTCTATCAAAAAAGCAGGCTCTAGAATCGCATTAGACGCTTCAAAATCGTCAGTTTGAGGTAAGGGTAGGGTTGTTTCGGGTTCGTCTAATACGGGCTGAATAGAAGCGTCTGGTGCAGGCTCGCTGCTAGAAGTCGTATCAACAGCCTCAGGCAAGGTAGTCTGAGGCGATGTTTCTTCTTCTATCGGCTCTGGTGTGGTATCTGGCAGGGTGGTCGTGGGGTCTGTGGTTTCTGATGTGGTTTCTGTTGTCGTGGTCTCGTCTTGTTGCTCAGGTAGAGGCTCGGAAACAGGTGCGGAAGTATTGGGAACAGCAACGGGCTGATCGGTTGTAGATGTTGTCTGTGTGGGGGGTGCTTGAGTCGTTGTTGTCGTTGTGGTGGCGAGGCTTGTCGTGGTATTTGCAACTGATGTGGTTGTGTCTATCTGAACTTGTGTTGTGGTTGTGGAACTTTCTGTGGGCAGGCTTGTTGTAGATGAAACTTGTAACGAAGTTGATGTTGTTGTTTCTGGCAGTGTGCTTGTGGTTGTCGTGGTCGTGGTTGTTGTGGTGGTTGTTGTAACAGCAACCTCGCTAGTAGTAAACGCCTCGTCAGGCACAATCGCCCAACCTTCATCATTGATATTCCACGCCAACATAAAACAAGTCGCACCACCATTCTCATAAAACCAACCATCAAGCGCATAAGAGCCAGCAGCGAACTCGTCAGAAGTTTCAGCAGACCACGAACAACCCTTATCATTCCAAGTTCCGAACTCTGTCGTGCCGATCTTGACCGTGCCACCATCATCAGCAGCAACCATAAACTTGATCGTTTCATTCTCAGGCACAGTAATAAAGCCTGTGTAATGAACCATAAACAAATCGGTAGGGCAATCACCGAACGGTTCGCCGTCAAAGTTTCGGTTGATATTGTTCTCTAACTCGCTATGACAAACAGGGTAAAGATCATCTGACTGTGTTGGCGGTATCTCGCTAATCGTGTAGCCGACAGCGTTCAGACCTGAGATCGGTTCTGCGTTGGCTTGGTTTGGGAATACTGCAAACAGTATTGCTGGTAACGGTATTAGCCAGCGTGTTAGATGCCTGCCCACATTACGATTCGGCTTCTACTTCTGGTGCTTGTGGGGCTACGAACACATCGTTCACAGCGTCATAGGTGAAACCGATGCTTGCATACACACCACGAAAGTTTGCGTTATATGAAGTCTGTTTCCATTCGCCTTCAAGACCCAACGATGCAAGAAACTCTTGACCGACAGGTTCACTAGCAGGAAACTCGCCACCACCACAATCATCATTAGATACAACAATGACGCTAGTTACTGTGTTGTTTTCAACTTTTGCGAAATGAGCCATTACGAAACACTCCATCTGATGTAGCAGATACCGCTACCGCCGTTGCCTGTTGTTACCGTGCCAACACCGCCACCTGCACCGCCACCGCTATTTGCGTTACCGTTTGACGGTGTTGTACCTGTTGAGCCTGCAACGCCACCAGTTGCAGCCGTACCGCCTGTTCCGCTACCGCCACCGCCCCCGCCCATAGCCTTTCGCAATTCTGACCCGCCGATAAATGCACTTACATCAAAACCTGCACCACCTGTGCCACCTGTAGTTCCTGAACCGTTACCACCTCTAGCCGACTGACCGCCACCGCCACCGCCACTAGTCGTACCACTATCGCCACCACGATAACCCAGCGCAATACTTTCAGTTACGGCAAGGTTTGCGCTACCGCCAGCCATTTGACCATTACCACCACCAACATAACCGTACATATTGTCTTGTTGATGACTTTGCAAAGCACCTAACGCTGTGACTGCAAATGGTGCGGTCGCCGCAATAGTTGTGTTACCTGCTTGTATGAATCGTGGGCTACCGCCTGCCAAACTATCTGCAAATGATGAACCGTTACCAATAGTTATTGTTTGGTTTGAACTCAAATAAATTGAGCCGACTACAACCTGACCACCACCACCGCCACCGCTCGCAACTGCTGACCGTGATAAACAACCTGAACCGCCACCAACGGCACAATAATCAAACCAGCCAGCAGTCGTAACAGTCAAAGTACCTGTGCTAGTAAAAGTCAAATACTCGTAGTTCACACCAGAAATAGTTACAGCAGTAGGCGAACCGATACCGCCAGTAGCACGACCATAAGCAGACTGTGCAACTACGGTTGGTGTGTTGCTTGCTGAAACATAACCCATCAACCTCGCAGCCATACCTAAACCTCACTCTCAAGATCAGGACTTACAGGCGCAACAAAATCTTGTGTCGCTTCATCATAAATGAACCCTATACCAGCATATTGTTTGCCTGCTGTATCAAAAAAGGTTTCAACCCAACGACCCGTGTAGCGGTCAGGGTTTGCTTCAAGGAACTCTCTTGTGACTACACGAACATCGGTGACAATATTATTGTCATCTAGTTGTGCAAAATATTGTGCGCTCATAATTAAACCTTAAACCTGACATACACGATGCCCGAACCACCAGCACCGCCAGTACCAGCCGCACCGCCGCCACCAGAACCTGAATTAGCAGTAGCAGAATTGCCAGTTGAACCAGTTGAACCAGCGTTACTATTTGCTGAACTATTTCCACCTGCGCCTGGTGTACCACCATTACCGCCACCACCGCCACCCGTTGCTTTATAAAGCGCAGAACCAGCAATAAAAGCGCTTACATCGTATCCATTGCCGCCTGCACCACCATTGTCGCCACTATTGTTTGCGCCTGCTGCTGAATAACCGCCACCGCCTGCACCAGCACCAGTTTGTGTTCCGCCAATTTTACCTGTTACACCATCAATGGTTGTTGTTGCTGCTGTTTGATTGAAACCGCTACCGCCGTTTGAACCACCACGAATGTTTTGCCCATTTACAGCAGTCACATTCATATTGTCTTCATTGCCACTACCGCCAACACCACCGCCTGCAACTGCAATAATCGTGCCGATACTAGAGCCCAATCCTGCTGTGCCGTAAGCGTTGTTTGCACCACCTGTGCCACCTGCACCGACATCAACTGCGTATGTGCCTGCGGTCAAATAAACCGTTGTTTGAACCAATCCACCTGCGCCACCGCCACTACCGCCACGATTCAAAAAAGTGCTTCGTGCGCCTGAACTTCCGCCACCACCAGCAACAAGCAGAACATCAAACAAACCAGCAGTAGAAACAACAAGATTCGTGTCACTCGTAAATGTCAGCAGCGTATAGTTCTGACCACCAACAGTAATACTTGACGAAGTTCCACCTGTTGCTACACCGTAACCAGTAGTCGCAACAATAGTAGAAGTTGAGCCTGCGCTCACATAGCCAAGTTCACGCCTGTTCGGCATAGTTAAACCGTAATTCTATTAACGAAACCGTGAACACAAATCACATTCGCAGTCGCCGCAAATGCTCTCACGACCTTCGCCGTAGCGTTACCTTGCAACAACAAACCTGGAATTACAGTCACAAGACCTGCTTCGGGTTGAACTGTTAATTCAATGTTGCCATCGGGTGCAGTTGCTTCGCCCCATTCAATCGTCAATTTAACTGACGAAGCCGAACTGTTCACCGCATACAACCAAATCTCGTCAATCGTTGTGGTCGTAGTTGATGCGGTATGAATTGCTGTGCCAGCAGTTGCAGTCGCAGCAACTTTGATCGCCAAACCTGTGCCTGTTGTGCCTGCTGGCTGTAACGCTAATTTTGTGAATGTTGCCATTGTTGTCCTTTAACTAAAAATCTGACTGACTAAAACATTTTGATCGCTGTCAGCAGCAGCACCAGAACCACCAAGATTAGCAATCCAAGTATTTGTTGCCTGCTTGATGAGTGTAGCAACTTGATATTGTGCCATCACAAGTGATGTTGCCTGTGTTGAGATCGTTACGCCTGCGCCAGCCGTCAAGGTTACTGCGCCTGCACCTAACTGAATGACAACGATTCTTACACCGACATCAAAAGCAACAGAAGCGTTAGGTGGAATTGTAAGAGTGCTTGCCGAAGCGTTATTCATTGTTACTTGTTTGCCTGCGTCAGTTAAAACAAGTGTGTAAGAAGTGCCTGTTTGAGCGTTTACATCATCTGACCAAACCGATGATTGCAGTGTGTTCATTTGTGCTGCGGTTAGCACCTGCGCTGCGGTAAAGGTCTGTCTTGCCATAGTCGCCTAGTGTAACCTACGCCAACGCATTCGTGCTATCTAGCACACCAAAAATTGCGTCATCAAGAATCAACTCAAACAAAATCTCGGTATTAAACAAGCCGACAGTAACCCGATGTTCACCAGCCGTAATCAAATGCGTCAGCCGTTCCACCGCATAATACTCCGTAACCGAAAGAGGTGAACCAGTCGTATAGGTTCGGGTAACGGTAACAACATCTTGCAATTCAAGAGCGTTAATAGCGTTACGGTTAGGTGCGGACATAGCCGAAGTGACCAGCCCTAGATCATCAAAACGATACTGAGGGTTCGCATACAAACCAACTAGATAGTTTGCCAAAGTTAAGGCTTCACTATCTGATTGAAGTAGCAGATCGGGTAGCGAATAAGTGGTGATGCCGAACTCTGTTTGTGAAGCAGCATCATCAGCGATCTGAACTGTGCCACCTTGAATCGTTGCTTGAATACGGTTGTAGAGGAACTCTTGACCGTAAATAACCGCTAACGCCGTATAGGGAATGTTTGAACCTGTATCAGAGAACTCGGCTGCGATAGTCGCAAAAGAAGCATCAAGACGATCAGTAAAAGTTAGATCACCATTCGCAGCAATAAAGCAAGCACCCTGCTCACTTGTAGCGATCTGCTGTAAATAAGTTAAAGCGTTCGTGTTCGCATTAATCTGATATGCACCTAATGTCGCCAAACCAGTAGAGATGTTTCGTGTTGTTAAAGGGTAATCAATCTCTGGCAAGTCCAAAAGATAATTGACTCGTGCGCCCGACAATTCAACTGATGGCGTTGTGTCAGTTTGGATAACTGTGTTTGCTAGCAACACGAAATCGTCTGCTGCTGTAATCGTAACCGTGCTTAAGTTGTGGTCATAAACAACATCTATGTCGGTGATACGCCCCGTGAATAAATAGTTTGCGCCCGAAGTGACGGTAACTTTTCGGCGTGGCACAACACCTGAACGACCAGCAGCAGTATCCCAATAAGGTGAAGCCTCGTTGATCGGGTCAAAGCGTCTGTCGTTATTCAATAACTTGATAGAGCATTGACCTGCGTTGAATTGTGCGAATTGATCTTGTCTGCCACGAGTAATAGAAATCTCTTGACAGTATTCGGTGATATCTACACCGACAAGGTTTCCGTCAAGAACAAACTCTGTGTTATCTAAAACACCTGCATCAACATCGTCAAGCACAAAAAAGTTCGTGATGAAACCTACTTCGGCAAGAACTGTAATCTGCTCGCCTGAAGCGAGAGTGGTAGCCATTTATGCCACCGTCAAAGGCAAAGCACCGTTCGTTCGCTCATAACGCTTCAAAGCATTAACGATCTGTGTGCCAATATCTTTACCGTCAGCACCCATACCAGCCGTGACTTGAATGTTGTAAGTGCTGCCCATAGAACCCATACGGTCAAGAGGGATAATTGCTTCTGCGCCTGCTTCACCGACAAGACCCAACATCGCTTTCGTCACAATGCCACCGTTAGCGAATACACCCATACCGCCACCAATAAGTTCTTCAAGTGTAGGAACACGAATGTTCTTTAGATCTTCAAAAGTTATTTCACCGAAACCGAAATCAAATCCTGTGCCACCAGACGGTGTTTTATCGCCCGTAGCAAAATCAGGAATCACAACACCTTTACCAGCAGCAGCATCAGCCTGTGCTTTCGCTTTCTTAGAAATAGCAAGCCCAGCCTCATAACGCTCTTTTTCAGCGTCACTCAAATCCCTTACAGCATCAGCCTGACGCTCATACGCTTGTGTTCGTGCGTCAATAGCATCACGCTGTTCTTTCTCAGCATCAAGCAATTCTTTCAACGCATCGTTATAAGCATCGCTACCTTCTTTCGCCCCATTAACAGCCTCATTCAAACGCTCTTGCGCAGCAGTCAAAGCGTCAGATGATTCACGCTGCTGATCTGTAGCGTCAGCAACAGAAAGTTTTGCTTGAGCCAATCTGATTTCGGCTTCACGAATCATTTGCGGTGTTGATTCAGGGTCTAAACGAACTTTCGCTAATTCTTGCTCAGCCTCTTTAACAGCAAAGATCGCTTCTTCCAGCGCATACTTTGCTCGCTCTGCTGTTCGTTCCGCTTTAGAACGCTCATTCTCAGCGTCTTTAGCCTGCTTAGAATCCTTGCCATAACCTTTAGTGACAAGGTTGAAACGCTTTTGTGCTTCAGCGAGTGCTTTAGTTTTCTCAAGCAAAGTCTGATTTGACTCGTTCACAGCCTTGTTAGCGTCACGCAACGAACGCTGAGCCGAAGTCACACCTTTAATCGCATCAACATATTTCTGTAATTTCTCGGTAGCAGACTCAACAACACCGCCACCACCCGTCATCTGTTTATAACCTTTGCCTGTGTAATCCACAAGTTTGCCCATACTCAAAGCCATCTGCGTATAGCGATCTGCTTGCGTTTTAAGTTGGTTCTCAGGTGTGACAATCATTCTGACAGCACCAGCAGTATTCAACGCTTGACGCTCAAGGTTCTTTAACTGTTGCTCAGTCATTTGTGATGATTGACCGACACGACCCAACTGAACTTCACCGATCTTCCCAATAGTTTTAAGGTTCGCACCAAAGAAATTGGCGACACGAATCATCGCATTAATCACAGTAAGAACAGCGTTCACATATTTGATGAACCCGTTGATCATCATTTCAACAAGACCGATAACGAAATTAAGAACCGTGTTCACAACATTTCTAAAACTCTCAAAATGCGTGTATGCGTAGATCACGGCAGCAGCAACAGCAATAAAAGCAACAACAACAAGCCCAATAGTCAAAGCAATCGGTGCCATTGCAGCCTGAGCAGCAACAGCCGAAGCCCCGAACGCTTGCATAACAACCGTGCCAACACTCATAGCGATATTGAAAACGATGATGCCTGTAGCCAAAATGCCTATTGCAGCAGCAAGACCTAACACAACTTTTTCGTTGTCTGCCATAAAACCAAACACGACAGTAAGCACCGAAGTCACTTTCTCAAGAGCAGGCAATAAGGCTGCACCCAAACTTTCTTGAAACTCGGCAATGTTGTTTTTTAAGATTTTCATTTTGCCAGCAGCAGTATCAGCAGCATTAGCGGTAGCCCCACTGAAAGTATTTGACAGATCAGCAAAGATCGCTTCTGTGCTTGCCCCGTCTTTAATCAGATCACGCAACGCAGGCGACAACTTCTGCAACGCTTTATAGTTGCCTGCATATGCTTTAGAGAGCGCATCAGCAGCCGATTGAAGTGGCACATTAGAAGCCGTAGCGATATCTTGTGCTAAAACTAAACCTTGTTGGGCTTTAGTCAAATCTTTCGTGCCGATAACTAGCGAGGAAAGAGCAGCACGAAGTTCTGTATCAGCCGTGCCAGAAGCACGAGACATAGCCTCAATCATTGTCTCAGTAGAAGTAACAGTTGCCGATGAAGCACCGACCACATTCTGTAAAGTTTGAGCCAGTTTTGCTTGCTCTAATTCGTCAGCAGCAGCAGCCTCAGCAGCCTTGAAACCTGCGAACGCTAAACCACCAAGTGCAGCAACAGCAGGCAGAAACGCTTTCTTCAACAAGAACGATGCTTGCTCTGTGCTTGTTTCTAGTTTCTTGAACTCAGCAATGGCTTTAGATATGCCTCGTGAATCAAAATCGGTAAGTATGTTTATGCCAACAGCCATCAGTTACCTCGTGCCCTGTGCGTTAATTCTTTTCGTGGTGTAGCCATCAACTTCTTTAACGACTTCAATGACCGCTGCTTCAATCATATGCTGGTTATCTTTAACGGTTTTATACATTATGCGAGATCGGCTTTTATCTCTTTTAATCGTCTTGCCGAACTCTTTACGATCAAGATTGTCTATAAAAGTTGAACCTTTTGATTCATATGTGCCACGCCCTGCCGAATCATAAACTTGTGCGCCACCATCATTTTGTTGAATACGAAGAATGCCATACTCGCCTTTGGCTGTCTTTCTCTGGAAGCCACCTGATATTGCTTTGACAGAAGTTTTTGATGGTTTGTAGGCTGGCAATCTAGCAACACCGACACGACCACCTGAAGTATGCCAATTTGATAATGGTGGTGCGCTAGGAAAGCGACTAGCAACAAGATCAGATAAAGGCTGAGCAGCAGTCTGCAACTTGGTTTTGAACTCGTTGAACAGTTCTTTCTCGTAGTTCTTTAGATAAAACAGGGTTTCGTTTATCCCGTAGAACTTAATTTCGTTTGCCATAGGCGCACATCATACAACTATCTGCGCTTACGATTCGCCTGTTTAACAAGCCAACGCTGATACGCCAACATTGTTTCAAGCATCTCTTCGCTTTCAGCGAGCAATAAAGATGGCGCAATATGATACTCGTGCGCTAGGTGAGCGATCAGCCAATGCGCTGAATCGTCACCAAACTTTATTCTTTTGGGGAATCACCTTCATCTGCTGGCGTAACTTGAGCGACTGTAGCAATCCAATCAGGGTCAAACTTCAGTTTCGTTTTGCCTCTGTGTGTGAGAGCAGACCAAGCAAGCCAAGCGAGATCGGTTAGGCGCATCTCTGTTTCAAGACGAACAACGCTGCGCTGCCAAGTTCTCTCAAAGCCAACGAAGTCAGCGAACACTGCTTCTACAGGTTCAACTGTGCCGTCTAGGTATTCAACTTTTAACGCAATTTTCATTGTGATCTCCTTCTAATTGTTGTTTATTAAGATGTCGCTTTTGTTAAAACTCCGCCAGCGAAACTTAGACTTGTCATCGCCAACTCACCAACGGCTGCTGCCACAGGTGTATGTGCTGCAAGGAATGTCCCAGTCAGGGTATAACTTGGGTTCGTGGCACTTACTGCTGCTGATGTTGGTTTAATGACAACAGTTGTTGTCGTTCCAACAAGTGGATAAATAGTTGCTTCAACATTTGCTGCTGCAAAATCTTGCATAAACTCAATGTCAAGCGAATTGTTTTGCAAACCACCAGCGAACTTATGTCCTGTGCTGCCGAATGCCGTTGTCTCAACGCTGTCAATTTCATAATTCAATG